CTGATGATTTTCTATCAATTTTATATATTTCCTGCGGAAACTCTGCTGTGGGATCTGGTGTGCCTAATGGATTTACCTGTTGAGTTGTAGTGGTTGTAGTATCTTGAGTAGTTGTATTTGGATCGTTCATTGTGATTGTATTGCCCATAGCATTTCCATGAACTGTGCAATAATATCTTAAATCTGATGGTGCATCTGGATATGGAGGTTGAAAAGTTACAGAGCTACCAGCAGATCCCTGCGTTCCAGCAACAGTAACTCCTGTCGAATAAGATGCTCCTGAGTTTTGTTTTATTCTTAATGGATGTCCACTATTTGAAGAATCTGATTGATCAAAAATATAAGTAGAACCTCTCTTCATTGTAATCACAGGATTATTTACACCATTCAGTAAAAATATATTTACACCTCCAACATTTTGAACTGTTACTGTATAAGTCACAGTTTCGGCATCAGCAGGATCAGCAATAGTTTCCGTAGTCGTAGTGCTGGTTGTAGTCACAGGAAAGTTAACAGCATCAAGATATCGTGCCAAAGTTCTAATCCTTGTGACAGTAGCTCCAGTTAAATCATTTCCTGTAGTAACAGCATTTACATTTAACAAAATGGCTGTAATGGTTCCAAGAGCATTACTTACTCTTAAAGTTGGTCTAGGCAACTGCCCTTTTTGAAATGCAAAACCCTCTGCTTCTATTGGCATTTTTAAATATTGATTGCCAGCCCAAATAATATCTCCATTAGCATTTAAATTTGTTCCGTTATGAAATCTATAAATCTGGGCAGAACCATGCAAAGTTGCATCAGTGGTTATTGTAAATAATTCAATTATTGCTGAAGGATTGATCTTTTGTAGATCAGTAATAATCGAAGCAGTACTCATGGTTCAAATACTTCTCTAAATGTTGTCTGAATTGTAGCTCTATTATTATATGGTATTGATTTCGACCAACTTTCACAAACAAATTTTTGTGCAGCAGTTTCTCCAGGTGCGGTAAAATCAAAGCTATCACTATCATTTGCACGGGCATCAAGGAAGGTTTCTATTTCATCTGCTTGCGTTTCCGAGACTTCAAAAGTAAAGTCATATATTTTTGGATTTTGATGTTCTGCCAATCCAAATAATATTCTATGCTCAAACCCATCTGCAAAACGAATCGTTCTAGTTAAGGGAGTAGAACTCTTTTGTTGGCCGTATGTAGGTTTTATTGAAGGAAAGGTAGCCATTATGCAAGTAAACCTCCAGGTCGTTTTTGTTTTAATAATTCTGATTGTATCGCTACTGATAAAGCAGCACCAAGTTCTTTACCACGTTGTTGATCTCCTTGGACATTAGAACCAGAGGCATCTACATTCACTACAACATTAGTTGAACCACCCATATCAGAATTAGGAACTATACGACCACCTGCATTTGGTACAAACATTTCTGCTCCTCTTTCTCCAACAATGTAACTTTTACCTCTGCTAACAGTTCCACCATTTGCCCTAAACAAACTAGAACCTGGAAATAAACCTGTAAGTAATGAATTAACACCAAATCTGATAAGTGATCTTTGAATTTGACTAAATACACTACGAGCAACATCTCCAAGAGTTTTAGTACCATCTATTGCACCTTGAATAGCACTTACCAAACCATCTTCAACTGATTGTCCAATACTTTTATATAACTCTTTTAATTTTTGTGCTTGTACTTCTTGAGCTTCTGCTGCTGCAAGTGCCCGTATTGCCTCATCTATAGCTTTTCTATTTTCTTCTCCATATATTGCTACCGCATCTGCTATTTTCTTTTGTATTGCTGCTTCTTTATCTCCCAATTCAATTCGTTGCATTATTATATCTTTTTCTTTTCCTAAACTTATAATATATTGATCAAATGCCTTACCAGTACCAGTAACTATTTCATTAGCATTTTCAATATCCTTAGTTATATTATTAAGAAATTTTTCAATAAAAGGAAATCTATCCAACATTTTTATTAACTCTTTAAAAATAAAACCTGTCATTGTAAACAAACTATTAACTGCAAATAATATTCCATTTACTATTTTTAATATTCCAGTTAAAGCAGTAATAAATGGAGCACTAATTATGCCTAATGTACCAGCAGCAGTCGCAGTAAATTTTTTAAATTCAGCATTTAATAGATTAATGTTATTTGCTATATCTTCTGGAGATCCTGGCAACATTCCAGTTTGCATGGCTATTTCATTTTGTATTGTTCGTCTTGCTTGCTCTGTTTCTCCTTGTTGTTTTAATAATGTAACTGTTTTAGCTAATTCCCTATTTACACCAATAGAAGATTCTTCTAAAGCATCTAAGTTAATCTCTCTTGCAGCATTACCAATGGCAGTAATTGTTTGAAGATTACGTTCTAATAAAGTACCTAAAGCACTACCTAAAATCTGAGCACCAAAGCCCATTCCTTTTGGTGCTAATGCAGAACCTAAAATACTACCACCAACGGCTCCTGCTCCTCCACCAAATAACAATGGAAAACCTGCACCTAAGAATTGTTCTTGTCTCCTCTGTTTTCTAATTCTTCTAATATTTTCTAATCTTCTAAAAGCTGTTTTTCTATTAATAGATGCTTGTTTTGCATTTTGTTTAGTGATTTCTTTTTCATTTCTTAAAACTTTACTTGAACTCTCAATACGTTGTCTAGCAACTTTTCTTTGCATATTTGTTGGAGTCAAAAATTGACTACTAGTTTGACCTGCTTCTGGTAATCTTCTACTTGGTGGTACAAGAGTTTTACCTCCTAAAGCACTTATCTGTTCTTGACTAACAAAAGCCATTGAAGATTGAAAAGGTTTTGCTGCTCTAGCTGCCTGACTTTGAATATTTGCATTTATTCCTAACTGCCTTCCTATTGCTTTACTAATTCTTAAAAACTCTTCTGAACCAACAATAGTCATCTCTTGCATACGCTTGAGCATTGACATTGCTTCATTACCAGCAAGTATTGTTCTAGGAAACTTTTCTATTTCTTTTAATCTTGCACTAACACTACCTATTGTTTTTGATGGATCTGTACCACTTGCCATAGCGAAAGCAGTAGCTTCTAATCTTAATGCTTTAAAATTTCCTGCTAACAAAGCTGTTGCTGCTCTTTGTCTTTCTGTAGCTCTTCCTGCATCCTCAAATGCTTTTCTTACAAGCATCATTTCTTCTTTTATATTCGATATTTTTCCTGCAAAATTATTGAGTCTATCGCCTCTTCCAAAATTATCAATAATTTGTTTTCCCTGTTGTATCTGTGCGTTTAATCTTTTTAATGCTGCCTGTGCTGGATCTGTTTTTATATTTATTTTTAACTTATTTATATTTCCAAAAGTTTTTTCTACCTGTTGTGCAACTCTATTGAGTTGCCTCATATTTTTTTCGCCTCTACTCGTATTTATTACAACATCAATCTGTTTAATAGCCATTTCGACCTAATTAGCAAAACATATATTCTATTCTACCTCGATTTGGGTATAACGCTTCTTCTTTGTGTCTTATCTTGTTCTTTTTTTTGTTCCTCGTTTCTTATATCGTAAAAAGCAGCCCAACCTATCATCTCTTCAAGAGTTAAAGTTTGACATAATTCACTAACAGATTTTTTTAACTCATTTGCTAATGAGTATATAAACATCCAATCAGGATTAGCTTTTCAAATCGGCTTTTGCCTCTTCAACCTCCTTATCAGAACCAGCTTCTAACATAGCTAGTTGTATTTCCTGTAAAACAGAAGCAGCAACTTCTCTTCTTAATGATGCTTTATCTCCATCAGCAAATAATCTTTTACCATCTTTATCTAATGCTTTTTCAATCATTAATTGTAAAGCAAAATCATTTGCATCTTCAGTTCCACTTTTTTTCTGAATCATCTCACGTTCAGCAATGGTCAATGGATGCCAAAAAATAGTCAACAGGATTTCTTCATTATCCATAATGTCGTATTTATAAAGTTGGCTTACACCAAATTTATTTTTGAGAAGATCAACTGCTCTAGTCATGTTATTGTATAGCTATTAGAAGTATATCAGCTATTAGCAAAAAAAGCACAAGATACAATTCCTAAAAAATGTGAACGATCTTCAATCTCAACAGGAATAACCCCACTTACTTCGCCAACTCTAGGAGAACAAGAAAATGGATCTGAATAATTAGACGCATTTATAGAAGTCAACCCATCTATCACAGCTTCTCCAAGTGAAGATAAAACAGATGTCCCTGTACCTTTCGGAACATAAATATTACATTGAATTGCACCAGAATAATAATCTGCTGCTGCACCTTGATTTTGAATAGTTGATTGAGTAAATGTAATTGAGGTTGTGATAAATTTTTTAGTTTTTCCAGGTGTCGTATAAGTTACATTGTCATAAATCATAAGAACAGTATTATCTGCTGCTGCAACTGCATCTGTGATAGCTTTTTCAAAAGCTGCTCTTGCGTTAACTAAACTCATAATTTTTTATATTTAGAACCTAAAGCTGGAGCAGTTCTACCTGCTTGAACACCTTGATATAATACTTGACTACCAGCTACTCTTACATCTGGTTGAACCATGCTTTGACCAAATACAAATTCAACAACCTGACTTAGATTTTCTACATAAGTCATAATTGAACTATTTGGAGAACCTAATGCTTGTCTTGCATATTCAGCCCTGTTTCCTATAAATACTGTCTCTCCAAATTTAAATTTTCTATCAAGAGGGTATCGAGGCTCAATAATTGGTGCTGTTTTAACACCATTATCTCTATCTTTTTTAATTTGAGTCCACGGAGCAGTTCTTTGTTCATTTGATAAAGGTCTGTAAGTATTAGCTTGCCAACTGGAAGCAAAGAAACCAGTATATTGAGGACTTTCTGATGGTAAATCTGTAAGAACTCTATTTATTAAATTATTTAATTGAATATTTAGTTCTCCTCTTGTTGAAGCAATACTATTGGTAAAAGCATTAGGATCTGATTTTGCCATTAGAACCTCGCAAGAATTGTGAATAAATAAGTTTGTCCACCTTGTAATGTACTTATATTAACTATCTTTGCCACTCTAGTTGAACCTGCGTAAGTTAATGTAATCTCATCATCAAGATCAGGTTGATTATCTCCAATAAGATCAGGTGTTATATAAGTTCTAAATTCTCTTATCTCTTTACCTAAATCTTCTTCTGATCTAATAAATTCAATCGGAACACTAATGCTGTAACTTGTATCAGTTGTAGTATATGCACCTGTACTTGTGTTATAAGTTCCCGATGCTTTTTTTGTATAAGTAATAGAAGTGTCAAGTGAACTTCCAAGAGTTGCTACGACATCTTTAGCAACATTTTTCAATAATGAATCAAGTTGACCTGCCATTATCCTCTAACCACCCTAAGTTGAAAACTTCCTGCACCACCAAGCATATATGCTCCAAGATAACTTTGAAGCCATGGGTAAACATCTAAAATATTATTTATAGAACCAGTTCCCTGACTATCAGTATTATATTTAACTTGAATATCTCCTAGCTTAACTTCAGAAAAGTTACCATCTTTTCCTGTAGTTCCTGTAATAGCATCAGTATCATTTGCCAATGCTCTAGCTAATTCATATTGTGCATATTTAATATTATTTGGAATTAATGTACAAGCTAATTCAACACCATCTACTTGATAATTAGTTCTTGGAAATTTAAGTGCCTGACTTTCATCACATCTATCTCCGTAATAAACCAAAGTATCAATCCATCTTGTAGCTGCTATAAGTGCTCGATTCTTTTTATCATCCTGTTTATTATCCCATTGCGTAGAACTAGGGACAGTTTCAAAATATGCGTCTGCTTCAGCTAATGTGACATAGCTATTAGCATTTGCTCCTTTAATTGTTGCGTCTATAGTAGCTGCCACGATTGTTTAGTAATTTATCTGTATTGTAGCGTAAAGAAAAAACCCCACCAATAATTGATGAGGTTTAATGACCACATTTTAATCTTAAAATAAATTAAGACTTTAGACCATTGTCTAGTGGAGAGTTAACAAAGATTTCAACCATTGGAATTTGGTCAATATCATATGTTGCAGACCAGTTAGATCCTGTTCTAAGTGCTGAATTAGCAGGGTTATCAGCAGCGTTTGTCCACTTAGTACCCATAACGTGATAAGCACTATGGTAATCAACAGACATAACATCTTGCTTAGATAAGATGTTTCTCTCTGCTTCAATACCTAGCTCAGACTGAACACCCTCAAGAATTGTTCCTGACTTCATTAAGTAGCAACGGAACTCCTGACGATTACCAGTACTTGTTGGATCGTTAGTGTTTACCTGTGAGTCAATGACAACTGTACAACCAGCAAATTGACCGATTGATCTATCAGTGACACCAACACCACCGCCACCCCAAGTTACTGAACCACCAGTTGATAGAGCAGATGTTGAGAATGTAAGTAGACCTACTTGATATAGGTAATAAGCAACAGAAGGATGAACGATAAGAAGATCAAGCTCTTCTCCTCTTTCTCCCAACTTTGAACGAGCTTCTGCAATAACAGATGCACTAAGATAGTTTGCTTCAGCAGTAGAACCAGAACCACCTAAGTTTTTCTCAAGACGATGATCATTAAGAGCAGTGTGGAATAAACCAGTAAGAGTTTCAAATAAACGAACAGAGTTCAATTTATTGATAGCGTCTGCAAGTTGATTTCTGAT